GCGATGTGATGGTGAGACATGCCTAAACCGATTGAAGTTTTCATGGTTCGCCCGGAGAAGCTCAAACGATATCGCGGCGCACTTACTGACGCCAAGAAAGAGAGCCTGCAAATCGCGCTGCACGAACTCGATAAATACGGGCGCATGCAGGTCAAGAAACTCCAGGACCTGGCGCCAGAAAAGAAGGGGCTGTTTCTCAGTGGATTTACGTATTCGCTGAAAAAGAGTGGGCCTAAACTCGGAGAGCTGCGAGTGAACTGGTATCCGAAGGACAGACCGAAAAAACTTCTTGATTGGATCGTGTTCGGCACTGGCGTATATGGGCCATACAGTCAGCCGATTCGTCCGCGCAAAAAGAAATTCCTGGCCTGGCAGAATCCGAACACCGGGCGGTGGAATCGTCGTCGGTTCGTGTTGGGCATGAAGCCACGCGACTTCGTGACAGCTGCGTGGCGCGAACTGAAGAATGCGCGCGATGCGTTGACGGAAAATGTTGGCAAAATCATCGCGCAGAAGATTCTCGAAAAGACTTCGCGTTCATAAATGGTATGATGCCGCCGAGTGGGAGGATAGAACAGATGTTCGAAGAAAGTGCAGTCAAAGCCGCTGGGGAGTGGGAATTGGATGTGCTCGGCCTCCCATTCGGGGCTGATCGTCAGGGGCAGGTGTTCGATCGCTCTACCGATATCGGGCTGAGCGAAGGCGATGAAGTCCCCGCGCTGTATTACCATGGCTTCGCGGAGCGCGCAGCAAAAAGCGTGAAGCGTTTGGGCACAGCGATTTACAAGGGCATGACCGATGCCGGTCACATGTTTCGCGTGAAGCTTGATTCAGCGCACGAGAAGGCGCGCGATGTGTATGAGGCTGCGAAGGCAGGCACAGCGCGCGCATCATCTGATTCCAGCGCGCACCTTGTGCGTCCGCATGGAATCGTCGGCAAGCCGGGTAAGGTTTCGGCCTGGCCGATTTTTGCGCTGTCTCTCATGGACGCGGAGACAGCTGACGCAGCAATCAATCCGCGCGCGGTTGCAATGGCAGCAGCCAAAGCGCTGTTTGAGGAAGTCGAAAGCGAGAGCGCAACGGGCGCAGACGACGCCGCCAAAGCAGGCAAAACGTTCAACGCGAAAAATCGTGAACGACTGCTTGCGATGAAGGCGACGCTGGACGAAATGCTGGCGCAGATCGACATGGAACAAAACGATTCGCAGTCCGCCGCAATCATCTACGATGGAAGCGCGCAGGCCGCGAAAGGTGAATCAATCATGGAAGAAAACAAGCAGGAAGTGCAGACGCAGCCTGACGAGCTCGCTGCGGTGAAGGCGCAGATTGCCGATCTGGAGAAGCGCTTGGTCGAAGCGCAGCGTCCTTCGTTCAACATCAACACGGGCAAGGGCAAGGACGATGCTGAAGCGCAGGCCGAGATCGCTGTAAAGGCTTTCGAGCATTACATGCGCACCGGTGACAAGGGCGCGCTGAAGGCGGCGAACGAAACCACGAACGCGGACGGTGGCTTCCTCGTCCCGCGCGGATACAGCAATGAACTTGTTACCGCGATCAACGAGGGATCGATTCTGCGGCGCGCTGGCGCTCGCGTGCTGAACGTTTCGGGCACGAATTCGTTCCGCGTGCCGACGATGACCAACGCGACGACCGCTGCGGTGATCAAGGCCGAGAGCACCTCGTTCTCCGAGGAGTATCCTACGATCGGTGAAGTGGAATTCACCCCGTTCAAGTACACGGCGCTCTCGCTGGCAACGGATGAACTGCTCTCCGATTCGCGCATCGACGTGTTCAACCAGGTGCTGGCTCCGGACGCCGCGAATCGTTTCGTGAAGGCCGAGAACACGGATTTCGCCACGGGCAACGGATCATCCGCTGCGCAGGGTATCACCGTCGGCGCAAGTGTGGGCATCACCGCTGCCGCCACGAACGCGATCACTGCGGACGAAATCATCGACACGTTCCACAGCCTGAAGACCGAATACCGTGATCGCGCGGTGTGGATCATGAACGACGCCACGCTCAAGGTCATCCGCAAGTATCGTGAGAACGGCACCACTGGCGCGTATCTCTATGAGAACGCGCTTGCGAACGGCACCCCGGCTACGCTGATGGGACGCCCTGTGTTCACGCTCTCCACGATGCCGTCCATCGCTACGGGCAACAAGGCGATCGTGTTCGGCGATCTGAGCTATTACTGGATCGCTGATTTCGGGGGTCTTTCGTTCCAGCGCCTCAACGAGCGCTACGCGGACATCGGCCAGATTGGTTTCCGCTGGTATAAGCGCATGGACGCGAATGTCATGCTCAGCGAAGCAATCAAGTGCCTGCGCTTGGCGTAAATGTATATGTTGACTGCGGTAATACTCCCCACGTGGTCACGAGTGGAGCAGGCGGCGTTGTGCACGCGTCGCCTGCTAGAAACCTCGTCCGCCGATGTTGTTCTCATCACCGAGGACGACATCAGTGGATTCGGCGATTTGCAGAGCAATCCGCGCGTGCTGTTTGACCTGGTGCCTCCGGGGATGACAGCAGTGCAGAAATGGAATCACGGCCTGAAGATGCGCCCGAACTACCAGGCCTACGTGCTGGGTGCAGACGATCTCTGGGCACACGATGGATGGCATGATGAAGCCCTCCGCGTGCAGACTGAATCCCAATGCGGATTTGTGGGGCTCAACGACGGGCGAACGGATGGCAGCGTTTTGAGCACGCACTACATGATGACGCGTGAATTTATCGTGTTTCATCATGGCGGGGTGATGGCCGTGCCGCATTACAGATCTTGGGGCATTGACGAAGAGGCGACCATGCGCGCGAAGAGCGCAAATCAATTCGTCTACGCGCAGCACGCGATCCTTGAACATCGTCACTACCTGTGGGGGAAAGCGCAAGCGGACGCAACATACACGGCCGGCAGGCGATCGCATCAATACGATATTGCGATTGTGCGCCTTCGGAATTCCATGGGATGGCCGAATGATTTTGAGAGGGTAATTGAATGAAGGGCTTGTGGGCAGTCCTGGTAGAGCGTAACGTGAATTCGCACACGGTCATGTCGCTGCTCGACGTATCCGTTCATGCGCGCCATGAAAACATCCTGCGCATCAATACGCATTACCGGCGCGTGGATGATGCGCGCAACATGATCACGCGGATGTTTTGGGAATATTTCAAGGGCGATGAACATGATGATGCCGTCGTCGTCATGCTGGACAACGACCATATTTATCCGCATGACATCGTTCCGCGTCTTGTGTCAAGGTGCGACGCTGAGCACGAGGTCGTTGGTGCGCTTGCGTTTCGTCGCAGCAAACCGCACGATCCGTGTTTCTATCGCCTGAATGAACAGGGTCATGCATCAGACATTCCGCTCAGTTTTGATGGATCGCTCGTGCAATGCGACATCGTTGGCACGGGCGCAATTGCGATTCGCAAAAGCGCGCTCCGCAAGTTGCAGGCGGCGGGGTTTGATTGGCCGTGGTTTCGCTTTATTTATCAGCCCGGCATTGAGAACATGATCCAGCGGACAGAGGACTGGAATTTCGGACTTGAGTGTCAGAAAATCGGAATTCCGCACTGGTGCGACACATCAATTGTCATACCGCACATCACGGAGGAGATGGTCGTTGAAGATCATTGGTTGCGAGAAATTAGCTGGGGCGCTGAGCATCCTGAAGAATTTTCAAAACGATACGCGCAGCTTGGCATGAAAATTTTGCCAAAGGAGCAAACTGAATGAGCTACGCGTCACTGGCTGATTTCAAGACCTACATCTCCGAAATGACTGGCGGGATTCAGACCACATTCACCGCGGCGGAGAACACGCTGCTGCAATTGTTCCTCGATCAGGCCGATGCAGAAATTGATGGATACACGGGTCGCAGCTTCGGGCAGGGTGCGAATAACCACACCCACTATTACACCGAGGAGGATGTTGATGACGACACGCTGTATCTGGATTCTGACCTGGTATCCGTGACGACGCTCACGAATGGTGACGGCACGGTGATTTCCTCCGCCGATTATTGGCTTCTTCCCATGAATGCCAGCGTTACCGGGCAGAACGGTTTCGATGGAAGCTTCTATGCCATTCAGCTAAAGAGCACGACATCATGGAACGTGCCAACGGATGGACGCATCAGCGTTAACGGGCGCTGGGGATTCATGCAGGGCGCTCCCGTAGATATCGTGCGCGCCGCCATGCGCATCGCGTATTGGCACTGGGCAAAACGCAATCAGACAGGCGCAACTGAAATTGCGGGTGAGCAGCTGACGCAGCAAAGCGACAGCTACCCCGCTGATGTGCGCATCGTGCTGGAGCGCTACAAGCGCCGGGTGATCCGATGAGCATTACATCCTGCTACGACGCCCTGCGCGATGTGGTTGCAGCGGGGATCAGCGCGAAAAGCAAATACACGGGTATTCCTAATCAGACTCCGCAGCGTCTGCCTGCCGTCTTGGTGAAGTGGACAAACACGGAGCCTGCTTCCATGTCGTTTAGCAGCATCGCATCGACCAAGTACGCGCGAAATGCCATGCGCCGCACTCATTCGTTCGATGTTGTGGTTGTGATCGGCGCAACCGGTCAAATCAAAGACGAGGACATCGCGGCTCGCGCGACTGCTCAATCATTGTTGGATGCCATCGATGATGACACCGAGCTGGGCGGCGCGTGCGCATTTTGTCTTGTGAACAATATCAGCAGCGGCCTGCTTGAATGGGATCAGCAAGCCATGTTTACCGTGCGTGCAAACGTATCGGTGATGGAGGATTTTTAGGTGGCCTACACAATGAAAAACTGCAAGGTCGAGCTTTCTGCGGGAGGAACGACCTGGACGGATATTACGAGCGATGCGAACAGTGTTGCGATGTCTGGTTTCGAACTCCAGACGAACACGATCGGGATTTTCGGTCAGGCGAAAGCTGACCAGACCGTCGGCGGATACGCGATTGGCACAATCACGATTCGCGCCATGTACACCGAAACCACAACGAGCGGATGGGGTCTTGCACACACCGCATGGGTCAATCGCACGAATCTGTACGTTCGCTGGTCGCCGCGTGGCGGCTCGACTGGACAGTACAGATACACAAGCGACGCTGGATACGTGAAGAATCCAGTGTGGCCTGTCGGCGAAGACGGTCCCGCTCAAATCATGAGCGAGATCGTGATTGAGACCCCGTTTGTGACGCAGGCTGCGGTGTAAGAGGTGCATATGGTGGAATGGAATTTCGACGCGCTTAGTGTGGAGGACGCCCTGCTCATGGCGACAGGCGACGTGAGCGGGAAGCAGCTTTTCGATATGCTCAATCGTGCCAGCAACGGCGCGTTGAAATCCATTCCGTCCACGCAGATGATGGATGTGATCCTTGATTTCAAGGAGAAGTTCTCGGAGGCGATCAACCCAAAAGCGAAGACGGGCGGAACCTCCGAGAAAGAGTCATCGCCCACCTCTGGGTCGGAGCGTCGCCGCCGATCGAATACTTGACGCTGTATCTCGCGCGTGATGTGTACCATACATGGCCGCTTCCTGATGCGATGACCGTAGCGAAACACCTGACCGTGCTCAGCGCGGAAGCAGAGGTGCGCGCAAAGGAGAGAGAGAATCGTGGCTGAAGAAATCCCTATTGATCTCGTAATGCGCGTGCGGGATGAAATGTCGGCAGCGCTTGATCGTGCGGCAAAATCTCTCTCCGGGCTGGATGGCGATCTCAGCAAGGTTTCGCGCGAAAGCGACAACGCATCCAGCAGCTTCAATCGTCTTGAAACGCAGGCGGAACAGGCTGGCAATGCATCATCCGGATTCAGCACGCGCATCGTCGCGCTCGGGAACGTGCTGGGCAATTTGGCGGCACAGGCCATCAGCAGCGTAGTGTCCGGCATCGGTGAAATCGCTACGGCGATGATCAACGGCAATGCCGAGTTCGAGCGATACGAAACGCAGTTCGGCGTCCTGCTCGGCAGTGCGCAGGCTGCGAGGGATCGCCTGAAGGAGCTCGCGGACTTCGGCGCGAAAACGCCGTTCGAGCTGCCGGAAGTGGTTCGCGCTGACAAAGTTTTGCAGGGGTTCGGACTGCACAGCCAGGAAACCGCGAAGCGCTTCGGATTCAGCGGAACGCAGATTCGCACGATCGCCGGTGATCTCGCAGCGGGAACGGGCCAAAACTTCGAGGACATGTCGCGCTATCTCGGCATGTTCGCCAGCGGCGCAACGGGCGAAGCGATTTCGCGCTTCCAGGAGCTGGGCATCACGTCGCGCGAAGAGCTCGCGAAGATGGGCTTGGAATTCAGCAAGAGCGGCGAACTAACGACGCCGACGCAAGAGGCGTTCACCGTGCTGCTCAATGTCGCGCAGAACAGATTCGGCGGCATGATGGAGGCGCAGTCGAAGACGTTCGAGGGAATGGTCAGCAACCTCGAGGACTGGAAGGGCAACACGCTGCGCGCGCTCGGTGCGCCAATCTTCGAAGTTCTGAAGGACAAGCTCGCGGGCGTCTTGGAATTCCTGAACAAGCCTGAAACGATGGGGGCGATTACCAGCTTCGCGGACGGCATCGCATCGACGCTGGATACAGTCATTACGTGGGTCGAAACGAACTGGCCTAAATTTCAGTTCGTGGTCAACGAGGTATTCAACGCCGTTGAAGGCTATTTTGATTCGATAAGTGACAGCATTGAGACGGTGATGGACTTCATCGGCGGCATCATCGACGATGTGCTGAGCACGATATGGAGTTTGTGGGAGGACAACGGCACCGAAATCATGTCGTTCGTGAAAGAAACGTGGACGACGATATCGGACATCATCAAAGGCGTCGTGGACGTCATCGCTGCGTTGATTGACAAAAACATGCCCGAAATTCAGCGCACGATCGACGCGACAATGGCGACGATCAAAATCATTTTTGAGGTTGCGTGGGCTGCGATCAAAATCGTTGTCGGCACAGCCCTTGATCTCATCAAGGGGATCGTGGATACGACGCTTGCCGTGCTCAACGGCGACACGGAGGGCGCGCTGAATGCGATCAAAGAAACGTTCACGCGCATCTGGGACAACATCAAGAGCACGGTCAGCGGGCTCGTTGAAGGCATGCTCAATGCGATTGACGAATACCTGAAGAAAAACGGCAGCAGCCTTGAATGGTGGGCAAACACGATCAAGAATAGAACGACTGCGCTGTTCCAAGAAATGCGTGACGACATCA